CGCTCTTCCGATCTCATCAAGTCACCAGTCGTTGTCATCTGAACACAGGAGCACACCATGCGCACACCATCACGAGACAGCATCGTGGCCTCAAAGGGTCACTACCACATCATTCGTAAGACCTCCTACAATGGCAGAACCACAGAGCAGGTAACGTGGCAGGTCTGTGAACAACTCACACCAAAAGCTGAGTATGGTCAGACCACAGAACTGTGGCGACTCGAGCGTGAGTTTGATCGTAAGAAAGACGCCATCACTTGGTTCAACATCATCTAAGGAGCACACATCATGGAAACCAAGACAGCGAAATTCACTTATCACGGCAATCACGTGATCACCTACACCAAGACACCTGATGGCTTCACCGCCACCTGTGACACCTGCTCATTGTCGCACATGACCTCGATGGCGATTCAGTTCATGGTGGGTCACCGAGTGCACTCATTGGTGATCGATGGTGCAGAGATCAAACGAATCTAATAAGGGAAAACACCCATGAAAAACTATGACCTCGCCATTTACGTCCTCGGATTCATCGCTATAATTGTAGTCTGGATGACAGCCTAGCCTTTAGAGGCCCTTCACGGGGCTTCTACGGGGTACACTGTGTGCCACATCATCATCAACTTGTTAAGGATTAACACCATGCTTTACTCAACCATCGACACCGCTTCTCAGTTCCGTGACCAGTTCCGCCAATGCGGTCGTGCTGACCAGTTCAGTTATGAGGGACTAGGTTTACTGTTTGACTACCTCAACGACTGCGGCTCTGATATTGAATTAGACGTTGTAGGCATCTGCTGCGAGTTCTCAGAGGACATGCCTGAGGCCATCGCTGACAACTACTCTATCGATACCGAGGGACTCAATGAAGGCGAGATTGTGGACGCTGTAATGTCTTATCTCGATGACCACTCGGTCACAGTTGGCATCACGTCTGCTGGCGCTTTTGTCTATCAACAATTCTAAGGGGTAACCATGAGCGATTACGTAACGTGCCCTCATTGCGGCGAAGTGTCCAATATCGGCGGCTTGATAGGCCCAAACACTAATGACTGCCCTAAATGTGGTCATCCAGTATTGAACACTTTAAAACACACAGTGCGATATTTTGTCGTTGATTACGACAGCGAAGATAGTGGGTGTTTTGATGACATTGAAGTCTCAGAACGTGAATTCATAGCCGCAGATGGTGAAATCAGCTATGAACGCCACACCATGAGCGAGAATGGTGTTTCTCAAATCTGTTTATCGAAAGGGCTATCATGCTAAACAATAACGACTTCACGGCCTTAGAACGTCGATTATGGCGCGAAGGCAACCCATTGTGTGACGAATTAGTCTCAACACGTGATAAACTGCTGCACTTGCTCTCAATGGCTAAGAAAGTACTAGAAAAGTACTCACCTGCAATAAATGAACTGTCAACAGTAGATGATCTCGAATTCTTTAGAGAATGGGATAACTTTGGCGACACTTTAGACAATATCAGCTATCATATGGGGATTGAACAATGACCTTAAAAACTTACAATGTATACGTGGAAGACACTAACGGGAATTACCATAGCGACTATACTGTTGAAGCTGAATCGGAAGCATTAGCCTATGACATTGCGTATGAGAGGCACAATTTCGCACCTATGACGATCTATGTCGATCTAGCAGATGAGGATTCGACATTGCTGCAAGATGCCTTTTTCGATGGGAAGAACCCATTAGAGGGCTTTCCTTCTTTAAAGTGGAGTAATAAACCATGATTGCGTTTATCATTGTGTGCTATTGTGTTGATTACATCATAGCGGAGGACTTGTGGTAAAAATACAACATACGTGGCCTTTCCCGACCAAAGATAACCCATTGACACCTTGGACACCTGAGCAACAAAGAAAGTGGGCAGAGGATCAACTCAAGAATGTGCCTGAGAGCCCTTTAATGGGGCTTTAAAGGCATTATTTTAAACAATCAATACCCTGACTAGGGTTCACCACCAGAAAGGCTATAAAATGCACTGCGTAAACTGCGACCGTCTGCTATCTGATTTTGAAGCGACACGAAAACACGCTATTACATTTCAGTTCTTAGACTTATGTAAAGTTTGTTTCGAGGATGTTAAGACAATCATCCCTACAATCGACAATCGATCATTGATGACAGAACAGGACTTCGATGCTGACCCTGACGATGATGACAATATGGACACAGGGGATTCTACAGGACTTCATGACATCATTATAGATACTATAGAGAACTATAGAGACTATGACGAACATGAAGAACATTAAAGTAACCTTTAAAGTAAATACTACTTTATTGTTTATCTTTAAAACTACTTTAAAGTAAATAGGGGGATAACATGAAAGATTCTATGTCTACAAACGATCAAGAAGTTAGAGATCAGACTCTAAAGAGCAATGCAACAAGGCCAGATCAAGCCTTTAATGAGCATGAAGAACAGATAATGATGCAAGAAGAAGCACATTACCATCACACCATTCACGAATTCGTAGAGCTTATTGTCTTGTACGGATGGGATAAAGTTCAAGGGGACTTAAGGAATGCAGTCTTTGAGAAAGCATGGTGACATCATCATGATCATGGCACTATGTGTATTTGTCTTAACTTTAATCAAGGTGTCACTTAAGTGACAGCATAAGGGGTAACAAAATGAGTGGAACAGCAACATTAACTTATGACTTGTCTAAACCTGAGCAGGTCTTAGCGCACAAGTATGCTTTAAAGGGCTTAGAAGCCTGTCAGATGCTCGAAAGTCTCAAAGGACTCACGGCAGGGTACACCGCCTATAAAGGACTGTCTGAGAGCGTTCTAGCGGACATCATTGCTGACTTGTCTAAGTGGGAGGACGTAAAGCTATGAGCGTACTAAATTACATTCTAAATTTGCTGCTACCTAAGGGAACACATAAACCATGATGAAAACAATACTTGTACCCAATGCTCCGTGGCCTAAGTGGGAACCAGTACCACCTAAGAGATCACATCCTAAGAAGCGTGTGAAGCCTAGCGAGGTAGATACTAACTTTGAACAATGGCTCAAGGAGAACACAAATGGTGTCAGACGGCGGTAAAGGATCGGCGAGGCGTAAGGAAGACGCACAAGCAGTTCGAGATAACTGGGATCGTATATTTGGAGGTAACAAGATGAACGAACATGACCATGATGATGATGATGATTGCCTTGGAGAACGTCACGATGCTGATGAAGATAGCGAATGGACATGTGACCGATGTGGTGGCCCTATGTACAAGCAGCCTCACTGGTGTTACGCACGATGTGACGACTGCGGTGCGAGACAGGAGCTAATCAATGACGACTACACTTAAAGTAGCTTCTAAGTTCATCAAGCACGTAGAGTGTTCCAATCCTCAATGTGGCTCAAGTGACGCTAATTCACTCTACGATGATGGACACCAGTACTGCTTCGCTTGTAACACCTACGTCAATGGCTCAAATGATGAGCCTGTTGCGTATAAACAACACATAACTAAGGTATTTCAAATGAAGACACAAGGGGAAGTGAAGGCCATAGTTGACAGAGGTATTCTAAAAGATACATGTGAGTTCTTTGGTGTCACACAGGAGACAGGTAAGCACTACTATCCTTACTTCGATGAGACAGGCTTGAAGGTAGCGGAGAAGATTCGCTCAGTTGAGAACAAGACATTCTCCATTGCGGGGAATTTCAATAAAGCTACTCTGTTCGGACAGTCTCTGTTTCAGAAAGAGGGTAAGTACATCACCATCGTTGAAGGCGAGTTAGACGCATTGGCTTCGTATCAGATGACAGGCAGCAAGTGGCCTACTGTGAGCATCCGTAATGGGGCTTCAGCGGCTGTTAAAGACTGCAAGGCTCAATATGAGTACCTAGATAGCTTCGAGACTATCGTGATCTGCTTCGATGCTGATGAACCCGGACAGAAGGCGGCTAAGGACGTAGCTGAACTCTTTGGCAACAAGGTTAAAATAGTTAAACACTTGAAAGGATATAAGGATGCAAGCGATTATCTATCTGAGGGAAAGTCAAGCGAATACGTTAACCAGTGGTGGAGAGCTGAGAGTTACGTACCAGACGGCATCATCCAAGCCTCTACGTTATGGGACAGCGTATCTACACCTGAACCCATTGCTGAAGCCTTCTACCCCTTTAAAGGACTCAACGATCTCCTGTATGGTTTGCGATCAGCAGAACTCATCACAGTCACGGCTGGAAGTGGTCTTGGTAAGTCCCAGTTTCTCCGTGAAATCCTCTATCGAATACTCGAAACTACAAAGTGGAATATTGGCGGAATGTTCTTGGAGGAGTCAGTGCGAAAAACCGCAAGGTCAATTATGTCCTTACACGCAAACAAAAAACTTCATCTGCCAGACACCCCTGTTACAGAAAGAGAATTGAAGGAGGCTTTCGATGCTACTCTGGGCACTAATCGTGTGTTCCTCTTTGATCATTTCGGCTCCCTTGCTATTGACAACGTGCTTAACCGCATACGATACATGTCCAAGGCTTGTGATTGCCGTGTTGTTTTCTTGGATCACATCTCTCTCGTTGTCTCTGGTATGGATGGGAATGATGAGCGCAAAAGCATTGATGTCTTGATGACTCGTTTGCGTACATTGGTACAAGAGACTGGTATTACCTTGATTTGTGTATCACACCTAAAGCGCCCTAACACATCCAACAAAGGACATGAAGACGGTGAGGCTGTATCGTTGTCTCAGCTGCGAGGCTCAGGTGCTATTGCTCAGTTGTCTGACGCTGTGATTACCTTAGAGCGTAACGCCATGAGCATTGATCCTTTAATACGACACACCACTAAGGTAGCAGTCGCTAAGAATCGTTACAACGGCTTAACAGGCCCCGCTTGCTCACTGATGTACGAAATGGATACAGGGCGAATGATTGAAATTACAATGGAGCCATTATGATGAATGCTAAAGAAGTTGCATACGAGTTTGGGTATAAAAGATTTAAAGGTAAGTGGGTAAGCGAAGAGTACATTCGTTTTTGGGATTACACTGACTATCCTTTTGGGACAAAGGTCTATGTTTCTGACGGCATGTGGATTTATCCTAGTGGTGCTATTTGGGATGAAAGAGGTGACAAGCCTGAAAAAGATGTTATTAAACACCCTTTATCTGCAAAAGAACTTAAAGAGATGTACAAAGAAGAAATCTTAGATATGATGGAAGAAGAGTTATGATTGAGATGATTATCGTAGGAACTATTGGCATCGGCTACAGTGTTGTAGGGGTGCTACAGTGGCTCAAGGGTGACATGGGTGCTGGTATCATGTGGCTAGGATACTCATTTGCCCAGATCGGCCTATTCTTAAATCTAAAATGAAACGCATTGCTCTCGACATTGAGACTAACATGGCGCACGATGTTATACATCTTTGCATCACACAAGACATTGACACAGGGGAAGTACGTAAATGGAACAATCCAACAGGACTCTGGGATTACTTAAAGGACGCTACGTTGATCGCAGCTCACAACGGAATATCCTTCGACTTTCCGATCTTAAACAGGCTATGGAAGACCAAGATTGGACTGAGGCAAGCATACGACACACTCGTAGTGTCAAGACTACTAGAGCCAACGAAAGAGAACGGTCACAGCTTGGAC